TGAGGATAGTTCAGCTTGAAAGGTATCATGTTACCTGTCACCTTATCCTCAATCTTGTCGGTCGCATATAGCGCAAACTCGGGGTCTTCCCTGAATCTAACCTTCATAATCTCGAAGGTCAGCACCATAATGAGCTGCTTGGTGTAATAGCTTTTCTCGTTATACTCTCGTCCCCACACCTGTATGATGTATTGCTTCAAGCTGCCCACTTGTTTGAGTCCCCTATATAATAAGGTACGCATACATTCCCTTGGCACCCACATCTTTTTGATCATGAAGTCGGGCAGCTCCAACAGTTCCCTGTGCTCCATGTCGTAGCAGTTTTCACCTGTCCACGGATTATAAGTTCCGTATATCTCTTCGTACCTTGCTCGGTTCTCCAGTACGAGGTCATCTATTTCCTTTTCAGTTACCTGTGCCATTTCCCAAGTCATTTAGCTCCTCAAAGTCAGCGTCCTGTATCTTAGGTACGCTCTCCATGTCCAGAGCCTTGTCGTTGCTCACCTTCGTCATACCCATCGCAGCAAGCTGCTTGAAGTCCTCATCCAGTCCATGCGTCACGCTCACCTCGCTCTGCTTTGGTATCATGTGCTTCATCAAGTCCTTGTAGATGGTTACGTAGGTCTTAGGGTCGTACTCGGCTAGCTCATTCATCTTCTCCTCAAATTTCTCTTGATGGCGAGCCAAGAAGTCACGCAGAAATTCCTTCTGTGCGCTCTTCTTTACAGGTAGTACAGCCTTTGCCTTTTCTGCCCTTTCCTTCTTAAGTTCCCTTACGGTCTGAAAATCGAAATCATCCATCGTTCTAATTAAACATTAAACACTACACACTAAACATTACCCGAACGGTTTCATCGGATGCACCAAGCTTCCTGCCTTGGTGGCGTTAGCCGCATCTATGATGTCGAGTTCGTCATCTGCCAGTTGCTGAGCCTTGTCGGCAGTCAGAGGGTCTTTGCTTGTCAGCGTGAGCATAAAGTATTCATACAGAGCACCGGTCGAAATATAATGGTGAATGTTCTGCACCAGCTCGTCAAATCGGGCATCGTCCCAAGAGTCGGGCATCCTCAGCCACATTTCCTTCTCTTCCCATTCGTTCAAGGCGTTGTCTCTCACCCTGCCTTCTGGCTTCATGATGTAGGCAGAAAGCATCCCTTCCACCTTCTTAAGATATTTGTCGAACCATCGGTAGAATATCGGTCGTTCCTTGTCGTTCTCGCTAGTCGGGATAATCTCATCCTGTTTTGAGTCGCTTCCCCGTCTCGCCCTGCCAATCATATTCGTGGTGGCATCAATGTCGTACCATATTTGGTTGGCATAGATGAAAATATGCTTGTCAAAGTAGATGTGTGCTGGTCTCGGCGGACGAGGTAAGAATGGGTTAGGCTCTTGCTTCCATCCTCGCTCTCTCAAAATATGCGTTGGGTGCAATGGGTTAAATTCCATATTATACCTCCTTTGCTACGGTTACTTCCACCTCCACGCTCAGCTTGTCGCTGTGTCTGGAGAACAATGTTACGTATGCCACGCCTGTGTTCTTTGGCTTCAACCAGAAGGCTTGAGGTTCCTGTATGCGGTGAACTTCCAAGATGCTATTGTCGTTGCTTCGTGCCTCAATATCATCTATGGCTCCATCGTCTATGCTGTAAGACAGGGTTACGTCATCCTCGTCTATGCGAATAGTGATTCCGCCGTCCGCATCGCTACCATCCACCTTGGCGGAAAGATGTTGTGTGTAAGGCACCGTTGGCAGCACTGGACCACTCAGCACAAAGCATCTTCTGATGGCTTGCTCGTCCATCGTCATGAAACTTTGGTATGGCTCGGCTTGCTTCTGATTGGTGGTCTTCACCCACCACTGGAATATCATGTAGTCCTCCACATACTTGGCTACCATTCTGGCTAGCGTGTCGGTCAGCGTTCCGTTGCATCTTCTAGAGGCGTTCAGCGTAAACTCCACCACATCGTCCGTCTTGTCAGCGTAGTAGATGATGTTGTCGCCCATGGTCTGCTCGTTCGATACGATGTAGTCGGCGAGGATGGTCTTCACCATTTCTAGGGCAGTCTGGAAGTCATGCGTAAGGGTCTGCTCATGCACGTCCTCCGTACCTGCTGCCTCGTTAAAACTTAGCTTGATAGCCTTGTCATCGGTCGCACCGTCCACCTTTGCTTTCAAGAAGGTGGCGTTCTTGACCTCGTTGAGGACTGCCGACTTTACGATTTGAAATTTTATAATCATAGTCTTTACTTATTTTAATACCACTGGTTTGTTATCCAATATCACTTCCCCTGTCATATCTAGCAAGGTCTTGCCGCTAGGCGAAGGTGGCTCTACTGCATAAATCAGCTTGATAGCCTCATTCAGCTTATCGGTCATACTCTCTGCATATTTCTTGGCTATATCTGGTGCAGTTACACTGGTTACTTGATAGGTAACATAGGAAGAAGCATAGCTTTTGAAATTGCTAGCTATGGCATCGACAAGCCCTGTCTTAGCCCTTCGGCGAGTCAGCACGATGTTTACATTGAAGTCGTTATCCATATAGCAAATTGCCAAGTCGGAAAAGTTGCTTACGAAAGACTCCATGGCTTCTTTTAGATACGACTTCAGGATGTCTTCCTCGGCTGTAGTCAAGGTTACACTTGCAAACAAGATATTCCCCTGCTTGTCTGCCGTCCTCTTTCCGATAATTGAGAGGCTTCTTCTTACCTCGTCTTTGAGGTCGCTGTAATTTACTGTTATCGTTTGAATGATTCCTGCCATACTTTATGCTACTTGATTGTAACCATTGAAGAATTGGTTTACGGCGTTCTGGTCTGCGCCCTGCACAATGCCGTTCTCGTCCACCTGTCCGCCGCCTTGCTGCATAGCCATCTGTTGTTGCTGTGCGTACATCTGTTCCAGCTGAGCCTGCTGCTCCTGCACGCTAGCCAGCAACTTGTCGGCGTATGGCTCGTTCACGTTCTGCAAGTACTGCACAAGGTTGATGGCACCCATGCCGAGCAATTCCTTTAGCTCATCGTTCTGCATCGTGTTGTATGCAGCCGTGGCAGCGGCGTTCTTGATGCTAATCTTAAAGTGAATATCCCTAGCAGAAAGTCGGTCGTACTTATAGATGTTCAGACCGTCCTTGTCGAAAATCTTTCTTCCGTCCTCGTAATATTGCTGAATGGTGGAACATTTCTTCATTGCCAGTTTTTCTGTGAATATCTCCATGTCAGAGAGGATGGTGAAGAGCGAGGTGGTTGCGTTCTGGCTTTCTTGTGCGTATCTTGCCGCCGAAGTTCCTGCGCTTGGGGTCTTTCCCTGCAAGGCACCGCTCACGTTCGTCACCTCCCTGATAAGGTTCAACTCTATCTGTAGGAGTTCGTTTGTGCCTATGTTCACGGCGTTCGAAGTGATAATCTCTGGCTTCACGTTCGGCATCGTTCGCTTAGGCGTGTAGAATATCCATCCATCGTATTCCACTGCCTCCTCCATGAATTTTTGCGGGCTCTTGCCGTTCAGCACGGTGGTAGGTATCATCTTGAATCCCTTGAAACTGCTGCGTATAGCCATGTCGTTCATCACGATCAATCGGTTGATGTATCGCTGCTGGTCTATCACGTTCGTCATAAATGGGTGAATCTCGCCGTTGATGTATGGATAGAGCTTGATGGTGAAAGGATGGCTCTTGTAGTCGTAGGGTGTTTCTCCTTGGCAGAGCACGGTTCCGTCTGGTGCCATGAAGGTATAGAACCAATACTTATCGGCGATGGGTTCCGACTTGATATAGGCTCGCTCGTTCTCGGGCACGCCCATTTCGTCATACTGCTGCTTGCGTTTCTCGTTGTCGCTTTTTAGCTTGGCTATCATAGCCGTATCACTGAGGTCTATGCGGAAGTAGGCATTGTTAGTACTAGTGGCTATCGGGTCGAAGCATTGCAGCCTTGGCTTGGTCTCAGCCGTCCAAACCTCAATCACCCTCGAATAGTGTCTTCCCTTGTTGGAGAAATCAAAGCTGAGGTTGTTTAAGTCCTTCTCCTCGTTAAACTCATATCCGTAGCCATAATCCTCTGCTTGATGAATATCGAAGATTACATTCAGGTCATCTTCCGTCAAGCCATATTCCTGCTTGGCGAATTTCTGGTATAAGTCTTCTCGGCTCACATCGTGCAAGCAGCCTATCAAGCTGATGTCGTTGTGTCTTGGGTCGCTTCCGCATTCGAAAAACACATGGTCTGGCTCCATCATGTCCGTCCAAGAGTCGGGCATTTCCAGTTCCCTGTCTTCCCAGCTCTCCCTAGCCACCATCATTCCGCCTTGCAGGTAGTCCTTCACGAAGTGGTTCAGCAGGTCCTGCATACCTGTGGTCTGCCAGTTGCATTGCATCGTGGCGCTCATCATGTCGCTCAGCTGTCTAGAGTCGTTGTCCCTCGCAAAGCAAACAGGCTCCGTGCCTTGTTTGGCATAGAGACCTGTTATTGACTCCAAGATGCTAACCATGATGTTGTTGCTCATCGGTGTCTGGTTGCGCCTCTCCATATAGGTGCGCTCGCTCATTTCCTCCCAGTATCCATTGTGGTACACTCTGATAGTGTCGCTCCATTGGTCGCCGTTGCAGTATCTCATGGTTCTTGCTCTGGTCTCACGCACACCGCTGAGGTTGTTCCAAGCGTTTCGGCATCGGGTCAAAAGCTCCCAGTCCTTGCCGTGCTCTTGTCGGCGTTTGCGAGCTTTCACCGAGTCGTATTTGTTATGCTGTGGCATCACCTCGCTGAGTGTCAGTAATCTTGCTTTTGCCATATATTCTTACACATTATTAATAATATTGCGCAAAAATACCCCAATTTGAACCTTTCTTTGTCGATACCACGATTACCCATAATTGCGAATCGTGGTATCGGTAAAATGCCTTTCATTTCTTTGCATCTTTGCGGCAAATTTAAATGTTTAATTTCTACGATAGTAGATAATTGATTCAAAAAAAATGACAGAAGAAGAAAAAGCAAAACAGAATGCAGATGGTACAGCCGAGGCTGCTGCACCTGCTCAGTCTTCCGAATCTACACCTCCAGCAGATGAGCGACCTAACCGCACGGCGTTCTCCAAGCGTTTCGCCAAGCGACACTCAGATGTTGACTTCGAGGATAAGGAAGCACGCTATGGTGCAATGAATGATGATGCCGACCTTCTTTCTCGCTATGAGGAGAGCGGTCAGGCACTTTCCAAGGTGTTCGATAAGCACAAGTGGTTGGCAGCTCTCGCCATGGATATGGAAAAGAATCCTGAGGATAATCCTTTTGATGCCATGGCTCGCTTGGGCATTGACATTCGTACGTTACTCGATGATCCTGAGGGTGGCAAGAAACTCGCCGACATTCTCACCAAGCACAACGAGGCAGTAACGGAACAGAACGAGGCTTCCGAGCGAGTGGGCGAGAACATGAAGAAGTCCTTGCAGCGGCTTATTAAGCTTTACCCAGACGAGGCACAGGACATGTGGAGCCAGATTTACGAAATCCACGACCAAGTGGAGAGCGGCGACATTCCCGATGACGTTTGGAAGATGCTTCACAATGCCAACAATTACGATTCCGACATTTCTTCCGCCCGAGACGAGGCTGCCATGCAAGCTCGAAACGAGAAGATTCAGAATAAGGTTCGCTCGTCCGCTTCCGAGGGCATCCCTCCTTCACTCTCTAGCTCTGGTGCAGGTAACAAGCCAGCGACCAAGAAGAGCGAAAAGAAGAGCGGTTTCTTTGAGGGTCTTACCTATTAAGTAATATTAATCCATAAATATAAGTAAAAGATGAAGAAAGTAATTAATTATTTTTCTAGTGGTCAGTTCATCTGTAAGATGATTCTGATGCTTCTTGCTGTGGTCACTGGCGGTGGCTTGATGGCAATGGCTGATACAGCCGAGCCAACTACGCAAATAGGCGATGAGGGTCATGAGCCTTCATCCAAGGAAGATGCAGCTACCGAGCCTGTTGACACAAATAAGTCAGATTTAATTGCGCCTGGAGGCAAAGCCGAGGGTCAGGACTTGACTGGCACACAGGCTTCCGCAACCCAGATTCGCAAGGGTGGACTTGCCGAAGAGGATTGGGAAAGTGAGGTAGAGAAGTATCGTCCTTTCAAGACTCCATTGTTGCAGATTATCCGCAAGATTACCAAGACGGTTCCTTGTAATGGCTACGAGAAGAAGCACGCACGTGTCGGTGGTGATACACTTGACGGTATGACTACTAAGGAAATTACAGCTGTAGGCGCAGGTAGTGTCATCAAACTCAGCAAGTCTAACTTCTCAGGCTCTCTGCTCCCTCTCTACAAGGGTAGTACCGTTATCGTTCCTTCTGTAGCTGGTTACGCTCAAGGTTCTAAGACCAAGTTGAAGGGTCGCTTGAATCTCTTGGTTATCGACAAGACCAAGGACGAGGTCACCTTGCAGGCACTCAATGGTCCAGCCGAGGCAGAAGGCACCATCGGTGAGACACTCGACACGATGGGTTGTCCTGCAATTCCTGCCAACAGTCGCATTCTCTGCGCCTCAACCATCCTCTCTGAGAGCCAGATGCAGGTTCCGCCAGAGAACTACCAGCCTCGTTCAGAGGAGGTGTACTTGCAGAAACGTGCATTCTCCATCATCTTCACCGAGGAGTTTGAGAAGATTAAGAAGAAGGCACC